GTTAAAAGAGAAGAACCATTAGATTTTAATATAGGTGATGGTAGAGTACTAAGAGATTTTGAAAATACTGTTAGAAGTATGGAAGTAGGTGAAAAAAAATCTATACATATACCGATAGATAAGGCTTATGGGGAAGTTAATCCAAAGGCTGAGATAAAGGTACCAAGAGAAGATTTTCCAGAAGAATTTAGATTCATTATTGACGAAAGAATACAAGGCAATACAAAAGGTGGCAAACCAGCAACAGCCACGATTGTTGAGGTTAGTAAAAAAGAAGTGACTTTAGATTTGAATCACCCATTAGCTGGTAAAGATTTAAATTTTGAGATTGAACTTTTAGAAATAGAAAAATAGTATTTAACCCTTTAAGTAAAAAAAATTGACTAAAACTCTTCTTGTTGACGGAAACTCACTACTACAGTTAGGATTTCATGGACTAAAAAACTTCCAAGACAAAAACACAAATCTTGGAGCTGTTTTTTATTTTCTAAATACTATAAAAAAATTAATAACAGAATATAGTTTTAATAAAGTTGTGGTTACTTGGGATGGTCCAAAAAACTATGAAAGTAGAAGAAAGGTTTATAAAAACTATAAAATTAATAGAGCAAATAAAAGATTAAGTGACGAACAAACTGAATCACTATATTCCCAAAAAGTAAGAACACAACAATACCTAGAAGAAATTTTTATAAGACAATGTGAGTTTATGGGTCACGAAGCGGATGACTGCATAGCTTTCTACTGTTTAAATAATGATAACGAAGAAGTAACAATACTATCCAACGACAGAGACCTAACCCAACTAGTGTCTGAGAGTGTTAATTTAAAACTTTTAAATAATTCAGATATTGTTAAAAAGGGTGATAAAATTAAATTTGAAAAACATTTTATTCCAGTAGAAAACATAAAGGTTATTAAAATCATATGTGGTGATTCTTCTGACGATATAAGTGGTATAAAAGGTGTTGGGATAAAAACAGTTATAAACACAGTACCTGAAATATTAGAAAAAAGTATAAATCTTGAATATTTTTTATATATGTGTAGAGATAAATACCTTAAGGGGGAAAGTAATTTTAGAGTTAATAATATAGTAAAAGGAATCACTAAAGAAGGTGAGTTAGGAAAAGATTTCTTTAAAAGAAATAAATTTTTGGTAGACCTGAGTCAAACTCTACTACCAAAAGAAGCTCAAAAAGAAATTAAAGAATTAATAAGTGAAAATATGGACCCAGAAGGTCGTTCATATAAAAACTTATTAAGAATGATGATGGAAGATGGTTTATTTAATTTTATTGGAAATTCCGATGAATCTTTCTTAAATTTCACTAAGCCATTTTTAATGTTAACAAGAATAGAAAAAAATAAATTTAAAAAAATTTTATAAAATGAAACAATTTGAAGAAAAAGAAAAGTTTGAATTCGTATTATCCATAAACGATAATATTATATGCCAAAGATTTTTTACAGTTAGAAACCATAACACCGAAACGGTGAAGTCAATAGAACTCTATGATTGTGTTTATGACGTAAAAGAGCTAATCTCCAAAAAATTAATTTTAAAAACTGTAGATATTATTGACGAATTTTTTAAAGAGGACGTGTCAAAACTACAGGATGTGAAAGACAATTTTACGATAGCTATTAAAAAAGGTAACGTTATAATAATGCAAAGAATTTTCCCTGCCGACATATACCCCCCTAAAGTAAAATTTTCTGTAGATATAAGACCACAAATTTCTTATATCTTAAGAGAACTAACTGACGTTTTGTCACTAAGAGAACCTTATTGTTATTACCTAGATAAGCAACTTTAATTAGTAATTATAGTATTTATTTTTAAACAACAACATATGACAAACACTGAAAATTTTGGGTACCTCGGACACAACTTCCAACTGAAGATATTAAATTTAATTATAACTGATAAATTATTTGCACAGTCTATAGTTGACAGTATACAACCTAAGTATTTTGACAATCAATATTTTAAATTGATTATGCAAATGATGAAGGAGTATCATGAAAAGTATCAATCACTTCCATCGTTTGAAGGTATAGAACAATTAACACAATTAGAAATTTCTTCTGAAATGGCTAAAAAATGTGTTATTGATATGTTAAAAGAAATAAAAGATTCTTCTTTTGAGGACCACTTGTTTATAAAAGAAAAAACAATAAAATTTTGTAAACAACAAGAACTTAAAAAAGCTATAAGAAAAGTAGAAAGTATATTAGAAAAGGGTGAATTTGAAAGTTATGATAGGTGTGAGGAGTACATTAGAAAAGCTATTACTATAGGTGATGGTAATAATGGAAATTTTGAAGTATTTCACAATTTAGAAGAAGTTTTAAAAGATGATTATAGACATCCAATCCCTACTGGCATAGACGGTATCGACAATTTATTGAATGGTGGACTAGCAAAAGGCGAGTTAGGGGTTATCCTGGCACCAACAGGTGTAGGTAAAACAACTATATTAACAAGATTTGCTAATACAGCTTTTAATATGGGATATAATGTACTACAAATATTTTTTGAGGATAATCCAAAAATTATACAAAGAAAACATTTTACTTGTTGGACAGGAATATCACCACAAGAATTGAGTAGAAATAAAGAAAAAGTCCTTCACAAGGCTGATGAGATGAAAAAAAATGGGGGTAAACTAATATTAAAAAAATTAGCTTCAGATGAGTTTACAATACCACAAATTAAAAATCAAGTTAGAAAAATAATATCAGAAGGTATAAATTTAGATATAATAGTTTTAGACTACATAGATTGTGTGATTCCAGACAGGAGTTTTAATGATGAATGGAAAGGTGAGGGGTCTGTTATGAGAAAATATGAAGCTATGTGTAATGAATTAAATTTAGTTGGGTGGACCGCAGCACAAGGTAACAGGTCTTCCATATCGTCAGAAGTAGTAACCACTGACCAAATGGGGGGGTCTATTAAGAAGGCACAAGTAGGACATGTCATAATTTCAGTGGCAAAAACACTACAACAAAAAGAACTTGGGTTAGCTACTATTGCTATTACAAAGTCTAGATTGGGACAGGACGGTATTATATTTGAAAATTGTACTTTCAATAACGCAACATTAGAAATTGACACCCAATCAACACAAACCTTTTTAGGGTTTGAAGAAGAAAAAACAGAAAGAAATCGTAAAAGAGTTATGAACGCTCTAGAAAGACGAGAAAAATTATTAAATAAATAAAAATTAAAAATATGGAAGTTTCAAATAAAATTTTATCTGATATAACTGTGTATATGAAGTACGCAAAATATCTACCAAAAAAGAATAGAAGAGAATCGTGGGAAGAACTGGTAACTAGAAATAAAAATATGCACATAAAGAAGTATCCACAATTAAGAGGAGAAATCGAAGAAAAGTATAAACTAGTTTATGATAAAAAAGTATTACCATCAATGAGAAGTATGCAATTTGGTGGTAAACCGATTGAAATTTCCCCAAACAGAATATACAATTGTGCTTATATGCCAATTGATAATATTGATTCTTTTTCAGAATGTATGTTTTTGTTGTTAGGTGGAACAGGAGTTGGGTATTCAGTACAAAAACACCATGTTGAAAAATTACCAGTAATCCAAAAACCGTACCCAAAAAGAGCAAGAAGATTCTTAGTTGGAGATTCAATCGAAGGATGGGCAGACTCTATTAAAGTATTAATGAAATCATATATGAATGGCGGTGGTTCAAGAATCGAATTTGATTATTCAGACGTTAGACCAAAAGGAGCGAGATTAATTACATCAGGAGGAAAAGCACCAGGACCTCAACCACTAAAAGAATGTTTAGTTAAAATTGAAGGAATATTGTATGAAAAAGAAAATGGTGACCATTTAACAACATTAGAAGTACATGATATTGTTTGTTATATTGCAGACGCAGTATTAGCTGGAGGAATTAGAAGAGCAGCACTTATTAGTTTATTTAGTGCAGATGATAATTCTATGATTGGTTGTAAAACAGGAAAATGGTGGGAATTGAACCCACAAAGAGGTAGAGCAAATAATTCAGCAGTTCTAATG